CGACCAGACCGATAACGTTGTCACCCAGGCCACCCATGGCCTCGGGGGATTCAGTGGCATTGACGGTAATGCCGTTGTGCTCGAAGTTCAGAACCTCAGCCATGTTCAGTCAGCCTTCTTGGCAGCGGCCTTTTTGGCCTGGGTGATAGAGGTTTTCGGCTCAAGTCGACCGGCAAAGTGCAAGGCACTGGCCTCGACATCGAGCAGATCGAGTTCTTGACCAACGCTCGACCAATGCCCACCGCCGGTGGGGAATGGGACGAGCACGGTGTAGGTTTGGCGGGTTGCCATTTTTCGTTTCTCCATAAACGGGAAAGCCCCTCGGGAGGGAGGGGCTTTGGCGGGTGTTTTGGTGTTAGTGAGAAAATGCAATTGAGCGCGATTATTATTTCAGCGCTTTCCTCTAACTCAGGTTTGGGCAGGAGCACGCATCCCTCTCAGCACCTCCTGACCCAGTGAGATCTGCGCGTCGTGGTAAGCCATGAAACGAGGATCCTCCCACTCGATTTCTGCTTGATTTGGATATAAACCAGGATCTTGCGCACATCCAAATACCGCGACGATCTTTCTCATGCTGTCATCTTCAAATTGGACAAACATTGATCACCTCTTAAAAATCATATGATGTGGCGGAAACGATAAACGTGGGCGAACCTTGAAGAGTTGAGGTTGCCCAGCGGATCGTTTGAGGAGTTTTCATGTGCAAGCGTTCGAAAGGCACTGTTTGTTGCCCTCCGGCTGGCACAGTACCGTTGTTTGTTTTCTGACCTACCGAAGCATCCGAAGCAAAGAGACTCAATGAAATAGATCCGGCAGTTGTGGATGTTACGGTCGATGAGCCGCCAATCATTCGCGCATTTTTGGGAAGGGCCGGCACTACCTGGGTTGTAGGGCCTGATAAAACAGTCGTGTTCAGTACCGAAATGCCACTCACATCGACATGCCGACCGTCTTGCTGGCAGGCAGCGAAGAGCCCTGCGGATTGCGTCGGCAAAATAGACACTAGCGCCGACGCAGTAAAACCGGCTGGGATATTTATCCCGCTATAAACATTCGGCAAAACGGAATTAACGGCATTGACTGCCATTAACGCACTTACCCCTGAAGCCGGATTGTAAATAGCGTAGAGACCGACATAACCGTTTGACGGAGCCACCCCAGCATCCATTCCTCCAACGCCCACAACTGACAGGTTGACTAGTTTGTTGAAGTTGTTGAGTCGATATGACCCAGCAAAATCTTCGACGATGACCTCATCCGCCGTAAACGTTGCGGTAAGGGAGGCAGTATTAACGATCAGGGCCGCATTTCTGCTGGCTCCAGCTAGTGGACCGTTTAGCCGAAGCCTTTGCGTCTCCAGCAACAATGCACCTATATCAATGTTTCCCTGATTGATCGGCGCGTTCCAGGCCTTGATGCACCACATCACAGCCAGGTTGCGCGGGCGCGTTTCAGCGCCTACGTTTCCCGTTATCGGGATATCCGAGTTGGCGCCAGTTCCTGCACCGCTGATTACAACGGCCAGGCCGGAACCGGCTCCTGCCGCCGTAGTGACTGTATGCCGGAGAGCATGCAAGTGGGACTGGAACTGGTGGTTCTGCCAACTGCCAACGGTTCGATCAGCATCCACGCCCCGCCCATGATCCCAGCCACGCAGAAACTCGCCGCGAGATTCCGGCAAGCGGAAATTGCCCGCGCCCTCGTCACCCTTGTTGTAAGTTGTGCCGAGAAAAGCGGCTAGATCAGGATAGGTCGCGATGCTCTGCGCACTGCCATCCAGTTCCAGATAACCGGGAGCGACGATACCCGTCGGGAATGCCAGAACAGCACCCACCGGAACGGCGGATTTCAGCCGTTCGACCTCCTTCGCCAGCGCGGCTACATCGATGGCTCCCTGATTGACCGGGGCATTCCACGCTTTGATGCACCACATGACGGCAATGTTGCGAGGACGGGTTTCTGTTGAGGTGCGCGCAACTCTCGAAGCATCGAAGAGCATATTGATGACGCCGGTAGCGGCTCCGCCTCCGGGGATTTGCGTCCCACCGGTCGCCGCCGAGCCAAAAGCGCCGCCGACCTGGCCCACAGCTGCCAGTTGAACCCCATTATTCGCGGCATACTGTCCCGTGATGTTCTGGAGCGAGTCGAGCTGCGCACTGCCGACTCCCCGGCTAGCATCCACACCCCGCCCATGATCCCAACCCCGCAAAAACTCCCCGCGCGCCTCTGGCAAACGGAAGTTCCCAACCCCCTCATCCCCCTTGTTGAACTTGCCGCCCAGATAAGCGCTCAGGTCCGGATACGTCGCGATGCTCTTGACGCTGTTATCCAGCTCCAGAAAACCCGGCGGTGGCGCATCAACCGGAAACGCCACAATCGATCCAACTGGCAACGCGGAAGCCTTGGCGATCAACGCCTCAACTTCAGCCTTGGTGTACGAGTCCTTGATGCCAAACCCTGCCAGCGTTTCCGGATTGGCACCGGCAGTCGCCCGGCCATATTCATCAACCGTCAGACTCTTATAAGTCCCGGCTGCAATCCCGGTGCGCCCCGCGAGCATCTTGAACGTCAGCGCAGTCGTGCCGAGGGTGATCGGCGCATTGGTGGTCAGGTGCCACAGCGAATCTCCATTCGCTACGCCCTCCTCCACCATTACCGTCAGGCCCGGGGTAACCTTGGCGCTGGTGTTGGCATCGGTGGCCCGCACCCAGTCGCCATTGGCAACGATCCACAAGCCGTTGTCCTTGGCCAGCGTCTGGCTCGTCAGCAACACACGATCGCCGGCGATCACTGCCACACCATCAATCTGCTGCGCGCTGTTCATCACGACATTGGCAGTCGCCGCAACGCGCACCGACTGCTTGCCATCAAGTTTGCCGAGTTCTTCAGCCAGATAACTCATGACCCACGCACGAGTAGCCTTGACCACCGTGTCATCAATCAACAAGGTCACCAGCGAGGCATTGCTGGTCTCGAAAATCGAGCGGATATAAAACTCTTTACCTGAACCCGACGTCGCTAGCACCGGTTTGAACGACTCCGGGTATTTGACGATAGCGTAGAGAATGCCGGTGTCGGTCCACAGCCCGGCTTCACGCACATACCAGCCGCCGACGTCCGGCGGGATAGTGACTTCGGCGAGCAGCCAGCTCGGGTTTTTCTCGTCCTGGAACAGTGCGTTGAGCGGTCCGCGCCAGACTTCGCGTTTCAGAGCGGTCGCGGTGGCGGCCGGGTTGTAGACCGCGCCGCCGCCGTCGCCGACGGAAATCTGCGTCAACTTGATCGGCACACCCGCAGCCTTGCACGCCGTTTCGTAGGCAATCCCTGCGTTGGTGAGCAGGGTGTAATAGTCAGCCATTCAGGCCCCCTGAGGATAAATAGTGGATGTTTCGACGGTGTACAACGCCGCGACCATGAACGCCTCGCCAGAGGTTTCAAGCCCTTCGATGAACACCGGATAAACCGTGGTCAGTTCGCCGCAAAACGTCGCAGCACCAATGACGTGATTGCCGAATGCGCTCAAACCCACCGACACGGAGAGAACGTCCCTCTCGCTTTTCGCATCGGCCAGACGGCGGTCGAGACGGGCGTCGATTTCTTCGCTGTAGGTTTGGTCGCTGAAGGCACGCACGGAAAAGCTGTACGGCGCGCCGGGCGGTGTCTGTTCGTACCAGGCGCGGATTTCCGGGCGCAGTTGCAAACCCTTGGCGGCGTTTTCCAGCGCCTTGCGTGTGCCGGCCTGGCGCGCGGTGGGCCAGGCCAGTTCGACAGTTACGCGCTTCTCCGCCACCGGCGCATCGGTGCTCCATTCGGCGACGCCGCGATCGGCAGCCAGATACGGCAGGAAGGCCACCGGCGTTTCGCTGGGGTTCATCAGTTCCGGGAACGGCGGCGCGATGCGGTCGAGCAAGGCGTCGAAGCCCAGATCCAGTCCGCGTTCGAGGGCCGAGCTGTTGGCCGGCAGCAAGGTTGGCCGCTGAGTTTTTTCACTCATAGCGTCAGCACCTCGACTTCAACCGCTGTGCAATACGGCGCCTGAAACGCGGTGGTCACGATCGGCGTCAGCGGTTCGAGAATCTGCAGTTGCACGGCGCCGGCGCTGTGCAGCGTGTAGTCGATCCAGCTCGGATCGACCCGGCCTTCGAGGCGATGGCAACTGTCGGCATACGCTTGCAATTGTGCTTGCGCCGCGACCTTGGTCAGGCCCGAGTCGGGGCCGGAATTGATCTTGGCGACAACGCGGATTTTGTAGCGCTGGATCTCGGCAGCCTTGACGGTAACGAGGTCAGTTTCCGGGCGCACGTCTGGACGAGCAAAGTGCTGACGGACGCCCTCGAGCAATGCTTCGGAAGGCGTGCCATCGCCGCCTCGAGAAAGCACGGTGACTTGCACTTCGCCCGGCGCAGTGCGGCGCCCGTTGCCATCCTTGACCTGCGCGGCGAGGCCGTCCGGGTTGAAGGTGTAAGTGACATTCACTACGCCGGAATCAGTGGACTCAACCTGTACCGTGGGCCGCTCGCCGAGGGTGAACACCTCGCGGCGATACTGCATCCGCGAACCCGCCGCCGGCGCATGAGGTGCCAGGTAATAACGCAACCGAGCGTCGTCATCACTTTCATAAATCGCCGGCACTGGCGGAAATGCCGCCGGGTCGCCGGGATCGAGCAGTTGCCGCTCAAGCCCCATGTCGGCCAGCCGCGCATCGAGATTGCTGCCGGTCGCCCACCACGCCAGCATTTGTTTGATGCGTGCGTTGTATTTGCGCTCATGGGTTTGCAGACGCACGCAGAACGCTTCTAGCGCGAGGGTGAGCAATTCGCTTTCGTTTTCCAGGCTCACCTTGAGTTTCGCGGCGCTGGTCGGCGAACGAGCACCCACGTATTCGACGACGAAGGCTTTGAACTCGTTGAGTAAATCTTCGAACGCTTCAACCGTGATCAGCGCGGGTTCGGCCAGTTGATTCTGGCCGGGGATCAGCATGCTCATGTCACCACCTCGAAGGTTTGTTGGCGGTTTTTCCAGGTGCCGGCAAAACGCAGCAGCAGGCCGTCACCGTGGCGACTGGCAACAATCACTTGCGGCTGAAAATCATCGATACCGTTATGCGGGTTGTAGAACGCTTGCGCGGCGTGGCTCTGTGCCAGAAGCAGAATGTCGTCACCGAGGTTCTGCCCGAGGAGAGTGGGAATCAGCGAACCGTACAAAGGTCGTTTCTGCCGAGTGCCCAGCGGTGTGGTCAGGGCCCGGGTCGCGCGCTGCACGAATTGCAGCCAGTCGTCGACCGTGGCCCCGCTGTCTCTATCGATTCCGATCATGGGAGGCTCTTGAATCAGGG